TAAAAGCAATATCAGAGGAATTAGAATTAAAACCAGCACTCATCAACAAAGCGATATCAGTTGCACACAAAGGTAACTACCAGAACATCGCAGACGAGATGGACACGCTGGAGAGCATTCTAAACACAGCCGGCAAACTTTAGTGTATAAATTACTCAAAGAATTTTGGGTAACGAGTTATAAAACAGATTCAATAGCATTTTGGCTAGAATTGTTTTCTGTAATTGTAACCGTTATGGGATCAGCGGTGTTGACTTTCACATCACCATCGCCTATAATGAGTGTAGTGTTTCCACTATACTGGCTAGGATCTAGCACCATGTGTTGGGCGGGATTCAGACGTAGGTTGGTATGGATCGCATGCCTCACAGGTTGGTTTACAATTATGAACACAATAGGACTATACAAGGTATTCATACAATGAGTTACATAGACGCACTATTCAAGAAAGATGAAGACAAGATATACGTTGTAGAACGTGATCCAAAGAAGGGTCGTGTGTTTGTAGAGTATGACGCAAGGTATGTGTTCTACTATCCAGATGCAAGAGGCAAACACAGAAGTATGACTGGAGAACCACTACAGAGAGTGGTTTGCCAGACCAACAAAGAATTCATTAAGGAGCAGAGGATTAGATCCAACAAGCAACTTTATGAACACGATATCAATCCAGTGTTTAGATGTTTGGAAGAGAATTACTTAGGTAAGGAAACTCCAAAACTGAACGTGATGTTCTTTGATATCGAGGTAGACTTCGATCCAGATCGAGGTTATTCCACAACAGATGATCCGTTCATGCCCATAACTGCCATAAGTTGTTACATGAGCTGGACGGATCAACTGGTTACACTTGCAGTACCACCGAAAACAATCAGTATGCAAGACGCCCAAGAGCTCACAAAAAGATTTGACAACACAATGTTGTTTGAGAAAGAGAAAGACATGCTAGATGCTTTCCTACAACTAGTTGAAGACGCTGACATACTGTCAGGTTGGAACAGTGAAGGTTATGATATTCCATACACAGTAGGAAGAATACAGAAAACAATGAGTTCTGACGATACAAGACGTTTGTGTTTTTGGGGTGAAAAACCTAAAAAGAGAACATTTGAAAAATATGGCAGAGAACAAATCAGTTATGACTTGATTGGCAGAGTACACTTAGACTTATTAGAATTATATAGAAAATACACATATGAAGAACGTCATAGTTTTAGATTAGATGCAATAGGCGAACACGAGTTAGGTGAGAAAAAGACTGTATATGAAGGCTCACTGGATAATCTTTACAAAAATGATTTTGGATTGTTCATCGAATACAACAGACAGGATACTGCACTGTTGGCCAAACTAGAAAAGAAATTGAAGTTTATAGAACTTGCCAATGAGATCGCACACCAAAACACCGTGCTACTACAAACAACAATGGGTGCTGTAGCAGTTACAGAACAGGCGATTGTAAACGAAACACACAGACGTGGAATGCAGGTTCCAGGTAGAAAATACAAGAAAGACGGTGAAGAGAATCAACCGGCGGCTGGTGCTTATGTGGCAACTCCAAAAAAAGGAATACACGACTGGATAGGATCTATTGACATCAACTCACTGTATCCAAGTGTTATTAGAGCATTGAACATGGGTCCGGAAACAATCATAGGACAGATAAGACCTGTTATAACATCAGCAGAGATAAACAGGGCCAAACACGCAAAGAAATCATTTGCGGCGGCATGGGACAGCCAGTTTGGTAGTTGGGAATACCAGGCAGTAATGAATAAAGAGAAGGCCACTGAAATAATTGTTGACTGGGAAGACAAGACCAGTGTGCGTATGAGTGCGGCACAACTATATGAAATAATATTTGACGGCAACAACAAATGGATGTTGAGTGCCAATGGAACTATATTCACATACGAGTACGAAGCAATCATTCCAGGATTGTTGAAACGTTGGTATGCAGAGAGACAAGAGATGCAACAAAAGATGCGTGACTGTGGAGATAATGAAATTGAGCGAGAGTATTGGGACAAAAGACAACTTGTTAAAAAAATTAACCTTAACAGTTTGTATGGTGCGATACTTAATCCAGGTTGTAGATTCTTTGACATAAGGATTGGACAGTCCGTCACACTTACAGGTAGATGTATAACAAAGCACATGGGAGCCAAAGTAAATGAGATTGTTGCAGGCAAGTACGATCACAAAGGTGAGAGTGTTGTGTATGGTGACACTGACTCTGTGTACTTCTCAGCAAAAAAAACGTTACAGAAAGAAATTAACGAAGGCATCATCCCATGGACAAAAGAATCTGTTATTGCACTGTATGACAAGATAGCAGAAGAGGTAAATGGATCCTTCAAAGCATTCATGACAAAAGCATTCCACACTCCAAGCACCAGGGGAGAAGTTATCAAGGCAGGTAGAGAACTGGTTGCATCTAAGGGTTTGTTCATAACAAAGAAAAGATATGCTGTGTTGTACTATGACGTGGAAGGAAAACGTACTGACATTGAAGGCAAAGAAGGCAAGATGAAGGCCATGGGCCTAGATTTGAAAAGATCAGACACTCCCGTATTTGTACAAGATTTTTTAAGTGAGATATTATATATGGTTTTGACAGGAAAAGAAGAAAAGGATGTATTAGAAAGAATAAGTGAATTCCGAGCAGAATTCAAAGCAAGACCGGGTTGGGAGAAAGGTTCTCCTAAGAGAGCAAACAACATGACCAAATACACAGAGGCTGAAGAGAAAGCAGGAAAAACTAACATGCCTGGACACGTGAGGGCCAGCATGAATTGGAACAAATGCAGAGAAATGTACGGAGACAAATATTCAATGCCGATTACCGACGGTGCTAAAGTGATAGTGTGTAAACTAAAGCAGAATCCGTTGAGCTATACAAGTATCGCGTATCCTGTGGATGAAATGCGTATACCGGAATGGTTCAAAGAATTGCCTTTTGATGGCGATGCTATGGAGGCGACAATACTAGACCAAAAGATAGACAATCTTATTGGTGTGCTGGGTTGGGACGTACAGAGTACTGAAACCAGTAATACATTTAATAAACTGTTTGAATTCTAAATACACTGATGTTAAGCATAGAGGAAATAAAATTACTGATAGAGAAACTAGAAAAGGTCAAGAAGGAAGACCTACAAAAGTTGATAGATTCTAATTTAAAAATACTAAAGGATCTAGAATTGGCGGTGGATGCTAACAACAGCATGATTATCAATAGGCTAGACAAAACCCCAGAATGGTTTCTTCGAGATCTTGATCAAAAGAAAAAAGTCCCCACAGTAGATCCTGTTACACAAAGACAGGTACAAAGCAAAATATTCCAGTTTGCAAAAACAAATATATACCATAGCCTAGAGATTGGCCCAGGCGATGGTATGTTCTCTATGGATTTCAGAACATGGAAGTCAAACTTTTTCTTGGATATATTACTAGATAGAGAAAAACCAATAAGGAAGTTTTTTCCTAAGCAACATCAAAAATACCTTAAATTTTATTCTACCCGGGACACCGATTGCTCTAACATACCCCAAGGCAGTTGCAACTTTGTGTTCAGTTGGGACACGTTCGTGTTCTTCACACAGAAACATGTAAAACAATACCTGCAGGATATCAAGAGAGTTTTGATTCCAGGAGGATATGTTTTTATACAATACGCAGACTGTCATTATGATCAAGAACTAGATCTAGCCAAGAGGGGTTATTGGAACTATAATACCAAGACCGCAATGACACAGATTATTAAAGATGAAGGATATGAGTTGGTAGAAATGAATCAATTCAAGCCTGGTGCCAGTTATGCTATATTCCGTAAACCTGGTAAACAAAATCCGGTTGTGTACAAAGTTTCTGAAATAACACTAGACTAAGATCTAAATATACTATACAATAAGACATTATGATAGACATCTTAAAAGACATCGTTAAACACACGCATGGATTGGGATTTTTAGATCTTGTTAAGATCACTGGCGACGACAAAGAAACAGCGATCGACAGTATGGCGGAAGACAGATCAGTAATCTTACAAGGGTCTTTTCACAAACCACAAGCAGAAATGAATGGTACTTTTGGTATGCCTCAAATGGGTAAATTAGACATCCACTTGAAATGTCCTGAGTACAAGGAAAAAGCAAAAATAACTGTGTTGTCCGGTGAAAGAAACGGTGCAACAGTTCCAACAGGCATCCACTTTGAAAACGAGAAAGGTGACTTTAAGAACGATTACAGATTTATGAATGCTGAAATCATCAACGAAAAACTTAAGACTGTAAAGTTTAAAGGAGTTAAGTGGGACGTTGAGATTGAACCTAGTGTGGCAAGTGTACAAAGATTCAACTTCCAGGCAACAGCAAACACAGAACACAATTCATTCGTCGTGAGGACGGAAGATGGAAATCTGATATTCACATTTGGTGATCAAGCATCACACGGTGGAGAGTTTGTTTTTGCAACTGGCGTTAAGGGAACACTTAACAAAGGTTGGAGTTGGCCTGTAGGACAAGTATTACAGATATTAAAACTGTCAGATTCAGCAAAAGTTACTTTGCACTTCTCTAACGAGGGTGCGATGCAGGTTTCTGTTGATTCAGGATTAGGCAAGTATCAATATATAATTCCAGCACAGGCGCAGTAATGACTGAACAGAATAGTAAGCAAGAACATCTAGGAGAATTAAGCAGAGACTTTGCGGTGTTCTTGCCGGCTATTTCAAACTTCTACAATACTTTCATAAGCAAACAAAGAGTTTCAGAAGGCAAACACATCGCAGAAGAAAGAATCCCAAAAGGTTTTGACAATGGCGTTGAAGGATTAAACTTTATTAATCCTGATAAAGGTATGTTCACTTACCCAACAGCATTGTATTCGGCAGGACACGCCTGCTTGGACATGGATAAGGTTGCAGACAGAGATCATATGTTTGTAAACAGAGATAGAAAATTTAGTACAATAGTTGGTGACTCGGGCGGATACCAAATAGGAAAAGGTGTAATTAAATTTGATTGGAAAGATTTTGAAGGTAACAAAGCAAATAAAGTAAGAAGCGATATACTTAATTGGTTAGAACTTACAAGCGATTGGGCAATGACCCTTGACGTGCCAACATGGGCGGCGGATGATCTAAACTCACCAAAAACAGGACTTAAAAGTTTCCAAGACACACTAGACGGAACAATATACAACAATAAGTTCTTCCAAAAAAACAGACTAGGACAAACAAAATTATTAAACGTATTGCAAGGTGATGACTGGAACACTGCACAGATATGGTATGACCAAGTAAAAGACTTTGAGTTTGAAGGTTGGGCAATGGGCGGTATTAATATGTGTGATATGGAAGTTATGCTTAAACGTCTAATTATTATGAGAGATGAAAAGAAATTAGATGGAAAAGATTGGATGCACGTACTAGGTACATCACAAATGGATTGGGGTTGTTAT